CCTCTATTTGCATCGCAGCAAGGTTTTTACTTGCTTTGCCTTTAAAATAGTGTGGGTTTACTTTTTTTAATCTTGGCCCAACAAACAACCCAGGTTGCTTTGACTTTCTTGCAGTAACAACTCCAATCGTATCTGACGTTCTCATCCCTTGCTTGTAGCTTTTGGATGATGGATCGTATCTTAGACCAGGGTTTTTACTTTTAAATTGATTCTTATAAGCCCTACTGATACCTCTTGAAAGCATATTAGCAGCAGGTCTAAGAGCTTTGTTTATTTCGGTTCGAGATTTTTTAGCAGTTAATCCTAGATTTTTAAGTCCTCTTTTAACTCTTTCAACTCCCTCTACCTTTATTGTAAAGTTTTGTTTATTTTTTGGTTTAGCCATACTAGACAGGTGATTGGGTTGGTAAGTCTTGTTTAACGAACACTTCGATAAACTCTTTACGAGGGTCTATAACAAAACCTAAAATCTCATAAATATCACTTGTTTGAACCTCTTCAACAATCCAGTTTGACTTAATATTTTTAGTTTCGCTTGAGTATCTTATAGTGTAAACAAATCTACCATAAGATTGAAGCTCTTCGCCCTCAAACTTCTCCTCGATGTCTCTAAGGGTTTTCACGTTTTTATTAGCCCAAACCGTAGTTAGGACAGAATAAGTACTTGTAACACCTCCAAAATCATCTTGTGCAGTAGTTAACGACTTTAACTTAATCCTTTGATTAAAATCTCCTGCTTTTATTTTACTGATAAATGCCATATCTTAATGGTAGCATTTATAAGGTTGTAATAGTATTTCAGATGCCATAGGAAACTTACGCTTTCTATCTTCTCTAAAATAATACATATCGCTTACGATTAATTTAATCGCTTGTTTAACTGCCTGTGGTACATCAGTTGCTGCATCGCCAAATCCTGTCTTAAAGTTAAAGTAAAAGACATTCGCTGCATCATCTTTTAAGGTAGTGTTTGTAAAATCACTACTCAAATATACTATAGATGGATTAGAATAAGCATCTATGAAAGCATCATCAGAACCTACCTCTGCTCCTGATGAATTAACATACCAAACCGACCTATGTGAGTTCTGACCATCTTGAGTAACTAAAGTACAGTCAGGAAAAATTAATGAAGCCTTTTGAACTACCTCGTTAAAGTATAATTTATAGGTGTGTGTAATAAAATGTCTACCGCAATAATTCTCTGCCATCTCAGTAGCAGCATCTATATATAGACCCAACAAAGTATCTTCATCACTCGTATCTATACGAAGATGAGCTTTGATTTCAGTTACAGAAACTACATCTGTTGTAGGATTATCTGTTAAAACTAAATCGCCTTGTATGTTTGTGTTTGGGTCTAAGTACATAGAATTAATGTTGTAAGTAAAGGGAAGTCCCGAAGGACTCCCTTTTTAATTTAAACTATAAGCTATTATTAAGCTGCTGCAACACATTTTACTGCTGCTTCTTTTCCAGTAGTTTGAGCAATCAAACCATCTAAAAGAGTGCTTAACACTAGACGAGTACCACCATTCAAAGACTGGCTGTATGGATCAACTAATAAATCAAGACCACCAAACATTGCAAGGTGTACTTTTTCCATATCTAACATTAAAGCTCTTGCTCTTGCATCGTTAGCACCATTACCTACGTTAGAAGATATAGCGTAAGGGATGTTAAGAACAGTCTTGTCAACCAAGTTCATAGAAGCTGCGTTGAAAGCAGAACCATCTTTAGCTGCAATTTGAGAAGTCAAATCAGCGTAAGCGTTTCCGTTAAGTAGCAATTTGATAGAAGACTTGTTTACATCGTTACCTTTAGTAATCAAGCTGTTGAACATTGCTTGTACCGCAGTTAAAGCAGTTGTAGCAGTCCAGTCAGTTGAAGCGGATGTACCATCCAAGAAGATAGAAGTAGGGCCTGTAATGTCAGCTACGTTCAATAAGTTCTTCTCGAATTGAGCCATAATCGCAGAAGCGAAGTTTCTTCGGAAAGCAGCCTCAATAGAAGCGTTTTGCTGAATAGCAGCGTTAGAAACATTAGTAGCAGCGATAATTTGGCTTGGGTTTAACTGACCACCTTCTACAGTACCTGCTGGAGTATTAACAGCAGAACCATTTTCAGGAATAAAACCTGCTGTAATTCCTGCTACGATTGGAATTTTCTGTGAAGCAGAAATACCTGTGTACATATTTGCTCCGTTTCCAACTAATACAGAAGCAGCAAACATATCGTCTACGAAAGACTTAACCTCTACAGGCTGAGAGTTTGAAGTAAGACCTGTGTTGTTTGCACGATATTCTAAAGCAGAATAAGGGATTGCAACACCTTTGAAGTTTTGAGAAGGGTTCTCGTTACGAGCTTCTTGATCCATCTCTTTTACCAAACCTTCTACACGACCACTTTTAGCAGCGTTAAAAGCCTCTACAAAAGAAAATCCTCTTAATTCTTTAGAATCAGATACATTTTGAGTTGAGTGAGATACAGGAGTTGAAGCAACTTCAGCATTTAGTGTTTCTTGACGTTCCACCAATTCGATGTCTTTTTTAAGGTTGTCAATAGATACCATTTTAGCATCGTAAGATACTTTTTCATCTTCGTTGAAGTTACGAGCTTCAGTTTTACAAGTTTCGAGTAGAGTGTTTGCATCAGCAATCAAACCTGCTCTTTCTTGACGTAATTCTACAGAGTTTTTCATCTTTTTAGAGTTTACTTTTTAATGTTAATTCATTTTGTAACAATTCGATTTTATAAAGTGTGTCCTCACTATCGCATTCAACTTGCTCTACTACCACTTCTTCAACCTTCTCAGAAACTTCTTCCTTGATTTGTTCTAAAGCTCGTAGTGCAACATCGGTATCAGCATAAGCACCAACACCAACTATAGAAACATCAAACAACCTACCGATTTTATTAATGCTTCTTTTATGGACATCACCATCTTGAGTCCAAACATCATCTTCAACTGTAAAAGCAAAAGACGATTCGTACAATAAACCTCTACGCATAAGTTCAGCGACATCGTTACCTGTAGAAGTGTTTGGTAATGTTCCATCATATTTTAATCCTCTCTCATCTACTGAGAGTTTTAATGTACCACCTTGATTTCTATCTAATATAGCGTTAGAATCGTGGTTAAAGGTAAGGATCACGTTATCATCTAACCTACCCTCAAAAGCACCTTTAGAAATAGACTCTCTAAAGCCTAAATCTCTACTTTCGTGTTCAAATAAAGCAGCATACCCACTAACTGTAATATCGTCTGAACCTTCATTCATACGAACCTCACAATCGGAAGAATATACTCTTATTTCTTTGTTATTTTTCATATATATAAGTTTATTCTGATGTCTTTCCTCTAGACGTTTCATCACCTAGTCGGTCAAGTGGCATCATATTGGATTGCATATAAACCTTTTCACTTTCTTCACCCATTGGATTCATATCTTCTAAAGACCTAACTTCATCAGGACTCATTACTCCAATGTTCACAAGCGTTCTGTAGTAATCAGCTCTACTTTTTGAATCTCCTCTAAGGATTGCTGTAAGGTTGAATTTAAAATACTCTGTTCCTGTTTTTTTAGAAGGAATTAGCTTAGAGTTCAATTCGCCTTCAATTCTTTTAATCCAAGGAGTGATAGTGTGTACCACAAAGTCGATTTGCTGCGCCTCAATGTTACTATAGGTAGCTCTAGATAAATCGTTTACAAGGTGATTTGGTACTCTAAAAATACGACAAATATCACTTACTTGATACTCTCTAGATTCGATAAATTGAGCTTGGTTGTTTGGTACTGTTCTAGCAGTCCATTCCATACCTTCTTCAAGGATTGCAGTTTTACCTGCATTGTTAGTTCCTGAATAGTTAGAATTCCAAGATTCTTTTAAGCGTTTAGCAGTTTCAGGTTTTAGAGTGCCTGGATGTTTTAGTATTCCTCCCAACTGTGAGCCATTCTTAAACCAAGATCCTGCGTGTTTATCTAGAGATATTGAAATTCCTAGTGTTTCTGCTGCTGCTTCTATAGGTGATTTACCTACAATACCATCAAAAGACATACCTTTAAAGTGAAGCATATTGATAGATTGAACCCTACCTGTTATTGGATATGGTGTGTCGGGGTTTTGAATCACTTCGTAATAAACTTCCCTCCCATCAGGCGAAACATATACTTCTACATCGTCAAATTGAATAGGGTGTAGTCCAATAGGTAAACCTCCTTGATTTCGCTCTATATAAGCACAGAAGTTACCATCAAAACTTAAATCAACCAAAGCTCTTTCAAAGAACATAAAAGAGGTGTATAAAGGTGATGGTTGTTCGCCTATTAATCTGTTTAATGGATTATTCTTTAATTTAATCTTTTTATTATCTTCATCTTTAGAATAAAGCGAGATGGGAAGGGAAGCTATTGTCTCTGAAAGAACTCTTGCACACGACCAAACAGTCGCTATGCGTATAGCTTGTTCTTTTGACA